TCTGCAAGGTTAGTAAAGTTACTTTCTTTAAAAGCTATTATAAAAGGTGTTACAGTAGCAATAACAACAGGTATTAAAAATAAGTAAGTAATAACCTCATCTTTAAATGTCTTGTCTTTTTGTTGTGCAGTAATTAAATCTATTTGATTATCACTATCCGTGTTAGATAGTATTCTATCAACGTTTGCTTTTGTTTGAGCTTCCAATATAGCAAACTCCTGTTGTTGCTTTAAATGCTTTAATTTAGCCTTATTATCTAAAGCATCTTTACCAATACCAAGTAAACTACCAATAAGTTTAAATATACCTACCATCTTATATTCTTAATAATGTTTGTTGTCCGTTAATTTTAATTCCACCTAAATTGGAGTTGTATAAAAAATAAAAATAAATTAACCTCTGAATAATCAAAAGTTTCATCTGGCTGATAATATTGCCAACCAATTAACATAGCTTCTGGTACTAATAAGATTAAGTTTATTTCCATATTCACGTTTAGTTATAACTATTAATGTATTATGTACCCTCGTAGTACGTATAAGAGTAATATGTACCCTTGTTTACTTTTTTATCCCTTTACAAACTATTAGTTTGCTATAAGAAAACTTTTTAAACTTTTCTATACATATTGGTCTATATCTGATAAGTTTATCGCTTAATCTTTACTAATAAGTCCAAATTACTTTATTGCTTTTATCTAAATCTAAATCTACGTGTATAAATGTATCTGCAATACCTATACGATTAAAACCAACCTTAATTAAAGCATCAACTATAATAAAACGTGTTCTACTATCAGTACACTTAATATCTACCGCTAAACCTTTAATATGGCTTGAAGATGGATTTTTAATAGATAAAGGATGTTCAGGACTTCTATAAGCAGAATTTATTTTAAAAGGTAAACCTGCAATACTTCTTGCTTTATCCAGCTTATGTAAAAAGTTAGCATCCATATTACCATCATCTATCTCTTTAAAATATTTACTCATCTTTTTTTTTATTTTTTAATTCAATAATCTTTTGAATAGTATAAACAATAGATACAATCAATAGCGTTAATTTAAGCCATTGCTCTACATTACTAAAACTAATTGTAAAAGTCAAAAAATTAATCAACGCTATCTTTATATCCTGCATTTCCATATTAGAATTTATGTGCGTTGTAGCTTAATCCTAAAAATGAATGTACACCATCGCCATCAATATCAACATAGTAAGATTTCCAACCATAAGGATGGTCAATAGTACCATCTTCATCAGCTTCCAAATCTTTCCATAAAACATCAACGTGCCATTTATCAGATAAAACAGGTGCAACTGTTTCGTTACCCTCTTCATCGTATTCTCCTTGTTGTAACACAATGTTACCTAAATGTACTATTGTATGTTTATGTGTTGGATATTCGTTTCCATCTTCATCTGTTGCAGTTCCTAAAGCGTTTATTTTAGTTTCTACTTGCTCTTTGCTATCAAAGGCATATTTAGCGATTTTTATCATAATTTTATATTTTATCTATTTTACAAACTATTAGTATGTTTATTTTTACTTTTTTAAACTATTTACTCTTGTTGGTTTAACGTGTTTAATTGTTACTCTTATATTTTTGTAAGGTTAATTAATTCTTGGTCTGTTAGTGCTGTGTTGTATAGTTTGAAATTTTTCATAATCATTCTTAAATCAGTAGAAGCACCCTCTAAAAATTCTATTTCAGAATAATAACCTATATTTTTATTTACAGTATGCCTTAAAAAACCATTTTGAAATATTTTAAAATTAGTTGAATTATATGATATAGCAATTTTAGAATTACTAAAATTAGGTATTTCTATTTCTGTTGCATACGCTCCCGAAATTTGTGTTACAAATCTAATTGGAGGAGAAGCATCTGAACCTCCACTACTAAAGCCAAAACTATTGTTTGCGTCTTTTCTAATTTCCATAAACCATTTAGCAGGACCCGATACAGAGTTATTGTTAATTTTACCAACTTCAATAAACAAAGTCCCCTCTGTTTGTCCTATAATACCACTTGGAGGTGTTTGACTACAACTTTCTGCCACTCTCGTTCCAATACTACCTTGTGTTGGTATGTATGAAGTTGGATAGCTTCCTTGTTCTTCTTGTGGGTGGCAAATTATAATTGAAAAACCACCATTTGATGTTCCCTCACTTGGTCTTAATTTTAAATTAAATGCTTCATTATTTGATTTAGTCCCACTTAAATCTACTCTTGTAAATTCAGTAGAATTAACATTTACAACATCTCTAAAACCTGCTCTTAACTGTAAATCCTTACTACCACTCTCAACAAGTTTAATATATAAACTTATAGTTGCTGAACCTGAAATTAATGAACTTGTAGCTGAACCAAATCTTATTCCTACATTTTCTGCATCAGCAGGAAAATCTATTTGTACTGCATTTGTACCACCAAACATATCGGTTTTACCTGTTGTTATTGTACCTGCACTACCACTACCAAATTCTGTATAAGTCCAAGTAGATGGTAATTCTGAATAAACACTATAATTACTCCTACTCGGTTCAAGTTTTAACGCTCCTTTACTATCATTTAAAAAGTCTATTCTTGGTTCGTTATTACTAACTACTTCTATTAAACCTTGTTTATTTACTCTTGTTGCACTTGTACTCCTATCGAATGTAAAAGGCAATGGTTTAAAGTTTCCGTTTTCATCATTGTACGCTAAAGCAGAACCCTCTTTAACTGCCCATTGTCCGTTTCCAAATTTTAATGTTTCACTCATATCTATAATATTGTGTATAATTGTGCGTTAGCCATTTCGTTAAATGAAGTCCAACTTGTTAATTCTTCTAAATCTGTATCTGTTAATGCTGTATCAAAGTATTGTATTTGTTTTGTGTTTCCGTAAAAATCAAATATACTATTATTTGCAAACCCAAATTGCATCTCGTTCAAATCTCCATCAGTAAAAATAGCCGTACTTGAAGAACTGCCAACTTCAAGACCATTAACATACAATGAATAATCTCCACTTTTATACCTTACAGAAACTTTTGCAGTAATATTTGTATCTGCCATTTCTATTTCTTCATCTAAAACAGTAGTTCCACCTACTTTTATTTGACCTCTTATTGTTGTAGTGTTATTTAAATAACCCATATAAATATAAGTATCACTTACAGAACTTTTAAATAAAGATATTAGAGAATATTGACTTCCTTTATTTTTTGCAATCTCTGCCATCAAAACACCCTCACTATCATTAAAAGTATTTACATCCCCTGCATTGTTACAAGTTTCTGCTGAACGAGTGGCAGTTGAGCCGCTTGTTGGAATTATACTTGTGCTATAGCTTCCTACTTCTAATTGTGCTCCAAATATTAATAAATCTCTTGCAGTTTTATCACCAAAAGTATTTATATTTATGGTAGCATTTGTTACTGTATCTGAATAACTTAACCTTTGCCATTCTCCATTAAGTGTAAAATTCTCATCAGAACCTGATGCCATAGAAATATTTATAGTTTCTCCCTTAACACCTTTTACATAAATACTATAACTTAAAGTGCCATTTGTTCCAATATTTTTAGATAAAGTTTGATTAGTATTTGTAAATAAACATCTACTTGCATTTTGTGTACCATCAGGAGAAATACCATAGTCAGCAGTTATATAAGAACCTGAATTTGCCCAAGATGTAAAATCATTGTAATTTGTTACTAAATTCGTTCTTGCAGGCTCTAACAATAAACTCGGACATCCACTTACAACACCATCAATTAAAGGATAGTTTAGTCTTGGTACATTACTATCTACTAATTCTATTAACCCATCTTTGTTTACCCTTGTAGCCGTTTGATTACTTCTACTAAAGTAAAAATCTCCTACACCACTTGAAGGTAATACAGAATATAAAGTATCTGTTCCAACCCCACTCGGTATCATTGCTAATTTTGGTTTTACTGCCATATCTTTATTTTATTACGTTTATACACATTGAGTTTTCTATAACACCACCATCTGCTTCAACTCTATCTACAAAATCTTTTCTTACTTTATTATTGTAGTAAACAATACCCCAAAAGATGTCATTTATTACTCCAATACCCCAATAAGTTGTATTATATATTTTTCCCCAATTTATCATTTTTATCTTTTTTATCAGTTAAATATTTTTCTAACTTTATGATGTTAGATTGTTTTGGTTTATATGTTGTTTTCATTATATACATAAAGTAAATAATAAAGATAAAGTTAATACCCATCCGTTAAATAAATCATTTGTGTCAGGACTTATATCCTCATTGTTGTTGCTATTGTATTCAGGAAAATCTTCTTCGTGAAAATTAATATAATCTATAAATCTTCTCGTATAATACTCTGCAAAGTTTCTTTGTTTCTGTACTAAATAATCTACTTCTTCTTTAGATACACCATCTGCATTTTCTGAATTGTGTTTACTAATACCACCATTCTTTATTTGATATGCAGCAAAAGGTAAATACTCCATCATAGCATAATGTATTAACATAGGTTGTACATAATCTTCTACTAAAGCTAAATAGTTTCCTGTTAATGTACCTGCTAATATATCTGCACTTATTTTATTGTATAAATCAGTACCTAAATAATTCTGTATGTTTATTTGTTGTGCTACCTTAATGAATTGTATAAACTTATCCGTATCTGTGTTACCATCAAGAATACTGTTCTTTACTAAATCTGTTCTATTTATAAATAATGCTGTTGCCATATCTTATCCTTTATTGTTAGGGTGTCTTCCATTATTAGGCATATCCTTTGGTGCTATTTCTGCAGTCTTATATTCTTCTCCTTTTGGTACATAACTCTTTGGTATGTTATCTACTTCTTTACCTTTTGAGATATACTTTTCTGTTTTAGATTTTAATCTGTATAAATTCTCACTCCAAAAATGTCCACAGTTTACACCACCTTTGTACTTAAATAAAGAATAGTTATTGCCTTTATGTCCAAAAGATTTATTTACACCACTAAAACTTGCTTGGTCTATATCTTCTTTTCTATATACAACACCTTTAGCAGTTCTACCCATCATATTCTTACAAAACTTTCTTGAATTACCACTTGAATACTTTTCTGAATATTCATATCGTATTTTATAGTAACTCTTATCTAACTTACTTTTATCGTTAGGTTTTGATTTTATAAAGTCTGCTAATTTGTTTAATGTACTTTTTTTCTCTTTTATTAATTTATCTGCCCAATCTTCTACACTTTCATTATCTTCTGAATATTCTCTTTTTTCTACAAGTTCCCATTCTTCAGATATTTCTTCTCCATCTAATGCGTTAAGCATTTCTTCATCGTTAAAATCTTCGTTTTCTTTAGATAACTTAACACCTGTTTCTTCTTCTCTTGTTTCTTCATCTACTATATTATCTAACTCTTTAAATTCTAAAGGTTGTAACGTCTTAAAATAAAGGTTTAAGCTAATATCATTGTAAGCAAGTATTTCATCAAAGGCATTTATTAAAAGTGTCTGAAATGGTCTAATAACTGTGTTATCCATTAATAAAGATGCAGTCTTTAACTCATCTGCATTGTTACCTAATCCACTACTGTCTTTTACGCCTAATAACATAGGAGATACAACCCTGTGTGCTACCATTATTTTACGCATACTTTCATCTGAAAGAAATTGGTATTGGTTATGAGCGTCACTTAATTGTATAGGTTCTATACTTGCAGCAGTATTTGCATCGTCATTAAAAGATAATATAAACTTACCACTATTAGAACTACCACTAAACTTTTGATATATTCTGTTTTCTATTAATTGTCTTTGTTCAGGGTCGGGAGTACCATTATTAAAATTGATTAACATACTTGGTGCTAATCCATTCA